ATGCAGAAAAAATATCCTAACCTTTATTTACGTTCTCAAGTCTATTATTTCCGTTATGTCGATTCACATACGGGAAAGCGAATCCAACGCTGTACCGGCACAGGCTCCAAGCAGGAAGCCACGAGAATCATGAAACATACTATAGACAATATGGCCTCTACTCAGTCAGATATATCCCTGAAAGATTGGCTTGAGAAATTCACAGACCCCGCTACGAATCCCCGGGGACGGGATGCATTGATCAGCGGAAAGAACTACTCCCAACGATATGCCCTGCATGTAGCCCATGAGGCCAAGGAGTTGATTTCCTGCATTCCTCCCAAACTCTTGAAAACCCCACTCTTCCAATTGTCCAGAAAAAACATCAAAGATTGTGGAATTGATATAATCCAGAAGTTTGGACACACCACAAAAGCCAATAAAGTATTCAAGCTTCTAAAAGTGTCCTTGACTCAGGCAGCCGATGACGGCTATATCCAGATATCACCGGCGACAGGCTTGGCGGATATCAAGGCAGTAAAAAAGAAAAAACTTTATGCTCTCCAGCCTGCTGACATCAGGACAGTGCTTTCAAAACCAAGCCTGTTTCCCAATGAGCATGCACGTCTGATTTTTACAGTACTGGCCACAACAGGACTCCGGAGGAGTGAACTACTGGCTCTTACAAAAAAACAAATCACAGGAACAGCGTTGACCGTCAACAGAGCATACAAAGACGATTCGATGAAAGTCATCGGCCTGCCAAAATGGGATAAGGTCAGGGTTATCGCCCTCCCGCATATCGCCCAGGAGGCCTTGAAAAAACTTTTGACTCCAGAATTTGGGCTGGGCATATCTTCACGAACATTGTCGCTCTGGCTGCGCTCTGTGGGCCAGCATGCAGCGGCTCTGAAGGAAATAGAGATGCCAGAGGCTTGGCTTGCTCTCACTCCCCATATGCTCAGACATTCTTTGAATACAATGCTAAGGATTTCTGGTTTGCCGGATCTGTTGATTGCAGAATTCATGAGCTGGGAACATCAGGATTTGAACAAGGTCCAAGCTGGTTATACGCACCTGTATGCGAAAAACCTACAGCCTGTAGCTGATATGATTGATGAGCTCCTTGGAGAGGACAACAATGATGGAAAAGTGGTGAATATTACAGATTACTGACGGCCATGACTATCACTGCAGCCACAGACACTCCTATCCCGATTTTTAGCCAGGTATTAGAACTCCGGAGCTGAATGACTTCAGTCTGGATTGACTCCATATCTCCTTGCAAGTTCCTGAACGATGTCTGTAAGCCGGTGATGTCCGTCTGCAAGCCGCTCACCTGTAGCTGAAGCTTCTGCGAGAGCTGCCCCGCCTTCTGTAATGGCTCCTGAGAGTTCTCCAGCTGTGTCTGCAATGTCGTCAGCTCGCTCTCCTGCCTCTCCAAGCCGGAGAGCAGCATCATCCACAGTTCCTCTGTTGAATAGATTGACAAGTCCACTGACGGCTCTTCTGCGGCCGAGAAGATAGGCGCCGATGACAAGCACAAGACCAACAAGATACAACCAATGACCTTTAATCCAGAGCCATGTTTTATGCAGCACATTGTTACTCCTTGCCAAACAGGCCATTCCAGATAGGTTTGATGATGTTCAGGTCGGTGGCGATCTGGATGCCATAGAAGGCCACTGAATAGAACACGATGGTCCAGACAGTATATGTCGGCGTGAATGCTTTCACCGTGATGATTCCCACCAGGATGGATGGGATGACTGGAAGCAGCATGACCAGGAGCTTTACCTTCCCGGTGATTTCTTTTCCTGTGATCCGGTGATATAGTTTCTTGACTGCGAAAACAAGCAGACCAACCATGAAAGCCGACACCATGAGCAACGGTAGATTCATAACACCCTCCCATCTTCCCTGACCACGAATCCATTGGATGTACATGTGGTCAGATACTTTCTGATTTCTTCCTCCATGCGCTCGGACTCACCATTGATATGCCCCTCGCGTAGAGCCTTGAGAACCACCTGGAGGGTTTCCAGGATAAGTCCCTGGAATTCGCCGCTACGGTTGACCTTCTCCACGACCTGAGACACCCTGTCCCTGCGTTTCAGCCACCAGAGTACGACACCTCCACCCAGAACCTGCCCCGCTGCCATGATGATGGCCACAAGTACCGTATCGCTCATGATCCCTCCGACAAATCGATTACACCACAAATAGATTCGATTGTGTGAAATCGGGGTGCCAGAGTCTCATAAAATCTTGAACCTTGGAATTGAATTAATTAGTACCTGCAGACCTAAACAATCACCTGAATATATTATTAGAACTTTCTAATAATATATTGACAGCAAGGAGTTGGCGTGGTACTATTAATCATCAAGGAAAAGGGAGGTGATGCGAATGTGAAGAAGAAAAAGAAAGTCCAGACGGCGGTTGTGCTAGCGGCACTTACCTTCATCTGGACGGTGGTCAGAGACCTGATTGACATCATCTTTGACCGTTGAGTTTCCGGGGGAGCGTCGCTCCCCCTCTCATACAACAAGTTTATATCATAAAGAGAGGCAAGTCAATGAAAGACGATAACGCAAGAATCGACAAACTGCTGACGGCATTGATCTTCATATCATCCTTGAATCTAGTCTGGAACGTTGTCATGACGTTCGTGAAGTGAGGTGATCATGGGCAAGATATGGACCGCAACACAGGCAGCGGAAGAGCTGGGGGTGACCCCTACTTGGGTAGGGGTCACCCTTAAGAAGATGGGCAAGGAAAAGGCGGGTGGAGTCTATCTCATCGACGAAGAAACGATGGAATACCTGCGCAGCCGCAAAGGTAAATCCGGTCGTCCAAAAGGCGCCAAGAACAAGCCAAAAGCGGAGGATTAAAAAACCCTGCCGTTTCCGACAGGGGCTAAGGATCAAAACGATACGAGCTTGAGTATTTGAGGTACAGCTCCCGATTCAATTTCAGTAGATATTTGCGTTTCTAACGAGTATGAATAAGATGCTGTTGTAGTAGCAGATGTATAGACAGTATAAACGATGCTTTCTCCTTGGATTTGCCATGAAGAAAGGTTTGTATCAACAATCGTTGTCATGACCTGTGTATTAAGGTTGTATGTTTTTAGTTTGCTATCTTGTTCAAAAATCAAGGTATCGCCGATGATCGCACGATAATCGTCGGCGATACTGAACCCCAGAGGATATTTATTTGCTAGAAATTCTCCTGAAACAATCTCAGAAATAACGATTTCATTCGTTATTGAATTGTAATGCACTACACGAGACGGTAACCTGCCGTTCCACGAGATCGATGAACCTTTCGCCTTGCTTCCGGTAATTAGCGATGTAAAACCCCATGGTTTCAAACTCCATGTTGCATAAGTATCAGGAAGTTCTTGCATAGAGACTCCCTCATTCGAGAAAAAAATCTTTTTCTTTGCACTAAGGTCTACAATATAATCGACACCAGAAGACGATATATATCTGCCATCTGAATCTGCAACGCCAAACCCATCATGAGAATCACTAAGTGTAATCGGCATTGATCCGTCCGCAGGATATAATTTAGTTGCAGGAGTCGTTGTCTCCACAACAATATGCCCGCTTTTCGTCACATAATAATAGTAACAATAATCAGTACTAGGATTGGTTACAGGATCAAGAGATTCGTTCTCAAGATTCAGCCTATAAATTCCACCATTAATCCTTATTGCCATCCCATTATCATATGCTCCGATGTCAGTCAAATCTAAATATGCATTACCTGCCGTAGATGAAAGATCATAGGATTCATTCGTTTCGATATTTACGAGTGCTACTTTTCGTTCCGAATAACTATCAGCAGAATTCAATGCCATTGCCATGATCTGTGTTCCGACTTTTTCAATCTCCTGCACTTCCCAGACTTCACCACGGCTAGATGTCACCTGAATCCTATCATATTCATTTTCAGAAGTAACTCCATATAGATTCACTCTAGACATGGAGGATCTACTTGACAAATTACCCGAAGAAAGAACAAAGGAATCATATTGAGTAAAATCAATATTGTCGAACGAGGGATTCCCTTTTCTTGTAGGAGCAGTATCGCATCCCATCAATACAAGTGGCATCAACAAGATCAATAAAAACAATTTCCTCATAAAAATCACCTCAAGCTAATAAATACCACAGGTTCTGCGATTTGTTAAGGCTCTTTCGGCCATATGATGTTCTCCGGCCAGCCTTCGTTCTCCGGCAAGTCCCGTAATGCCTGCATGTATTCCAGCACCGGGGTGATATCCGCTTCTGTCGGTGCAACGTCCAATTGGACTTGCGTGTTGTAACGTGTCACCCGCCATTCTACTGCTGATAACAGTTCATCCCGTTTTTGCTTTGCTTGCTCTGATTTTTCTTCAAGCGTAGGTTCTGGATATGGCACAAGATGCGGCAGATTCGTTTCAGGGTCGTTCTGGATCATCCCTTCTCCATGCGAATTGCGTTCGATCAGAGCCATCCAGTCAGATTCAGGAAACGTGTTGCATGTCGCTTGTCGTTCTGACGACAACCTTTCGTATTGCTCTTCCATCCAAGCCGATCCGGTTGTCGGTTCCCAATACCTAATTTGATCCTTTCCCATAAGATATTCTCCTCGGTTTATTATACCATAATTCTTTATATTTACAGAATAACGGCTATACCTACTTGCCGAATGGACTGATATTGAACTGGGGATATATAGAAAAGACATCGGGAAATGGCCAATCTGTGAGCATTACTTATTCTATGCCGTTTTTAACGGCAACACTGAATATAGATGTTCAAATGATTCGTACCGTTGGAATAGAATCAACTTATTGGGGATTGCCTGTCAAGAATAGTATGACCAATACTGGTTTTAACGCATACATACATGCAAATCCACCAGAAACAGGACAATATTATTGGAAAGCTATTGGTTACTGACCGATGGCTATCCATCTGAGCTTCTTGCTAGTTGAACCCGTAGCCGTTTTAGCGGCAAATTGAGAGGTTGTTATGCTGTTGGGTTGAATGGTTAACGATCCCCAATAATTAGAGTTTCCGCTTCCAGTGTGTTCTTCTTGCATCACAACTTGATAGCACGCAACAGAATAGGGTGTTGTAAATGTTATTGTGTTCCAATCGTAATTGTTTGCGGCCAACGACAGCTCACCCCACTGTAAAATCAGCCCGTTCGGCAAGTAGGTATAGCCGTTACTCTGTAGCCTAGAAGTGCCGAGTTTCAGGCTATCGGATATGTCGAACTCTTTGAAAAAACCCTTGTTGTAACGGATTATCTTGCTTGGATCGTCATCGGCCTTGCCGATATTATACATTTTGGAAGCTTTCGGTATCAAGTCAGCCGTCCCGACATATTCTGCTTGTGACACGACACTGACGTCTATCGTGCAGGAGGACAGGACATCGCCGACACTGATCGAGTCTTCATCTCCGTTCTGCATGTACCAGATCAGCCGAGACTCGTCCAGAGTAAACTCAATAATCTCAGCTGATTGGGAGCCATTCTTTGTTATCGTGTTTGAAACATCGGGGTCGGCACGATACATTTCGTTCTTGTTGAGAGTTGCAAACTGATCCAGCACGCTTTGTCCGTTTATCCGCTCCATCACCGGAGTCCAGAAACCGCTGATCGCCTTTGTCCTGTAGTCGGTGTCGGAATCGGTCACAGGAAGGCTGTAGACGTTTCCTGTCTTGATTATGGTGCCTTCGCCTGCGAAATCACTCAACAGGCTGATGCAGGAAACCCTCGTCGTGACCTCCGGATTGTATGTGGTTTTATCATCTCCGGAACCTTCCGAATAGCTGGGGGGAATCGTCGCCTTGACCAACACTGTCTTTCCGCTCTTTATGCTGTATTTCCGTCTGATTGAAGAGCCGTTGATATCCGAGATAGTTCCGACTACCTGACCGTCTGATAGTATTTCGATCTTCGCTGTATATTTGATCCAACATTTTCCGAACGACACCTCCACCTGACCGCATCCTTTCGTCTGTGCGGCGGTGAAACTTGCCAGATTCACGACAGATGCCGTGCTCTGGTAATACACGCCATTACTTGTCACAGAATCCAGAATCATTCTCTCCGGCTGTGAGTACAGACGCAGATAGTTGTTGGTCATCGTCTGGGAACCCCACCACGCCCACGAGTGCCCGTACAATCGGATCAAATCACCCGGCTTGACATAGCATTCGGTAGACATGTTCAAGTCGTACCAGATGCCGTTACGCTTGATACACCAGTATGCGTTGTTCATTGTTCCGCCAAGACTCCCTGACGCTTTCATCAGAATCGGCTGTGTGAAACTTTCAGGCACTGTGTAATCCACAAGCGATCGACTTCCGCCAGCATTCACCGCTCCAGACTCACCGGAAGTTTCGTATAGTAGCGTGGATGCATCCGTCGCACCATGTTGTCGTGCGACTCCGGTGACGGTTTCACCGTTGTATGATCCGCTTTTTGTAGTGAAGGCATTTTTGAACGGGACATCGGTCAATGCATTGAACAACGTTTTCGTAGACCACATGTTTTTTGCGAGCGTCACGTTCTTCGCGAAACTGTTGATAGACGGGTACGTAGTAAGTGCGGAATTTTTAAGCTGACCTCTGAACTCGCCTACCCCGCTGATATACGCATCGTTGAACGTAGCCTTGCCGTCTCCGGTAATCTTCCAACCAGTCTTGCCGTCACCGCCGACAATCGAGCCGTCTCCGTTGATGGTGATGCCTGTCCCGAAAATCGATGATATATCAATCTTGTCACGGTCTATCACGCCGTCGATGTTCTCAGGCAGGACACGGATGTTGCTCGCGGACAGCTTGCTGATAATCGCTTCGAGCATCGCAACCCGTGTAAACACTCTCTCGATACCCATCGCCTTTGCGAAGATGTCCAGATCGACGGAACCGTTCTCCCCGGCTTCGTCAAGGAGCTGCAGCATGTTCGCGGCATTGCTATCTTGGATTGATGTCGGAGACACGATGGATGCGGTGACTGTTCCGGCTTCCGACCTTTCGAATGCTCCGATGATGATATGCGTATTGTCGTCGTATAGAGTCGTCGATGAACCGGAGGTGTTGAAGTCCCTCCACTCCACCCATCCGGTCTCACCGTTGCTGTTCGGAACGCGTTTTGCGAACCGCACGGCACTACTGGACAGATCGAACAGAATCTTGCCTTTTCCTACGATCGAAGGCGTGTACGATGCTGCCGGAACCGTGTATCGGGTAGCCCGGAAATAGACGTATCCCGTCGAAGCTGTGAAATTCCCGTCAGCGTCGAAACCCTTGACGTAGATCGTGCCGCTTGAGACGTTCACGCCGAGGAAGCCGGGCGTTCCGGCTGGTCCGGTGTCGCCTTTGTCCCCCTTATCACCCTTGTCCCCCTTTGGGCCTGTTGCACCAGTAGCCCCCTTGTCGCCATAAACTCCAATCACACAAGCAGGAGATTTGGCAGTCGTTCCGTTGGTATAGGTAATCAGCTCATAGTTCCAGAGGTATTTGAGCGTCGCGGTAAGTGTTTGGATGGACGAGGTGAAGCCGCTTGAAGCGTTGGTGATGCCGCTCCCGGAAGCCGACGCGAGATAGTAGTTGACGATGGACGATATTCCGTTCCCCGTGGCACCCGTGGCCCCGGTCGCCCCCTTGTCCCCGTACACGCCGATGACCCGTTTTTTCGTGTTCGTCGTCGTCCCGTTCGTGAGCGTGAATATCTCATAGTTCCAAAGATACCTGTTCGTGGCTGTGAGCGTCGGGACGGTATCCTGCCATGATGTCGGTTCGGTCGAGTTGGAGGATGAAGCGGCATATTTTTCAGCGATCGACGATACTCCGACACCTGTCGAGCCTGTAGAACCCGTGTCGCCCTTGTCGCCATAGGTTCCGATGACGATCTTCGTCGTATCGACATACGTCCCGTCGGTATAGGTATAGCGGGTATAGTTCCACAGGTATTTGTTCGTCGCAGTGAGCGTCGGCATCGAGGTGCTCCAACTAGATGGTGCGGTTGAATTGGACGCAGATACCGCATAATATTCTACGATGGATGATATGCCCTTGCCACTATTTCCAGTATCCCCCTTGTCGCCTTTCGCTCCAGTTTCACCCGTCAAGCATACAGGAGTCTCCCAGCTCCCATACGTCCCGTCAGCATTCGCAACTCTCTCACGCATCCATATGTATTTGCCAGCCTGCGGAGATGGACGTGAAGCACTCCACCCCGAAGTCGGGGCGTTCGTGCCGGATGTTCCCAATGCGTATTGACGGTCGTAGGTCGAGCCGTCGTTCACTACAGTCAATGTGATCGATGCGGATGCAAGTGCCATGTCCGTCTCCCTTAGTCGATTTCCACGAAGAACGCGCCCTTGACGGAAATCATGTCGTGCGTGACGGCCAGAGTCTTTCCGGTTACGGGAAAGGTCGTCGATCCTGCGGTAGTCACGGCGGCTCCATCCTTGTCGTTCATCGTCCACGTGTAGGTGAATCCAGTCCCAGCAGTGTCCACTTCCTCACCGTTCTGGTACACTCTTGCCGTAAGCGTGGTGTTCCCCGTCTGGTTCTTGAAGAACTGCCCGGCAGAACTCTCGATAACAATCTGATACGGGTCGGACACGTCAAGGATCGTCACCCCCTCAGTGGTGAAAGTTTCGTTGTATGTGTCGCTTGAAGCGTCCGTATCAGTGATCGTACAACGGAACATCGCGAAACTGTCAACCATGGAAGGTGTCACCGACAACGTCGATGCCGTTTTCCCGCTCAAATTCGACCAATCGGTTCCGTTCGTGGATTTCGCCCATTGGTAGGACAGGCTTGTAGTATCCTCCGTGGTGCCCCGGATCAATTCAGCCGTCAAGGTCAGCGAAGATGGTTCTCCGTTCTTGAACTGGTTCCCACTAGACGCATAAGCACGTGCTACGACGAACGACGTGCCGTTTGCCACACGGCTGAATGTGATCACGTCCTCGTGCGTGAGGTCTACATTGAGAATCGGATCGTGATAGACGCAAGTGAACTTGTATTCTATCTGCCACACTTCTCCTGCAAGTGCGTTCTTGTTGACGGTGAGAATCTTCGTCGTCGAGGACATGGATTCTCCGTTCGTAGAGGATATATCCGCCCACGTCCCGCCGCTTATCCTGCGCTTCCAGCTTGCCGAAGTGACGCTCGAAATCAGGTCGGTGGAGGAACCAGCCTTGATGAGCTTCGGTGTGAGAGTCAATGCGGTCGAGGCCCATGAAGGATTGAGTGTTTGAGTCGCGGTATCGTATAGCGACGTTCGGGGAAGGTTCGCCTCGATCGATCCGAGAAGCGTTACACCATCCGTGTAGTCCATGATCGTGTAAGATGCTGATGCTTTTGCCATGATATGTCTCCTTATATCTGCGAGATATCTACCTCGCAGAAAAATACGGCTCTTCCGAAAGCGTCTTCCGGCGTGAGTTCCAATTCCTTTTTGGCAATGGCCTTCGATGACGTGTTCCAAGCCTCGTCGGAGGTCGGATCGCGGCTCGTGCGGTGCCATCGGAACGCATCGGATGGAACCGAATCCGTAATGTCGTCATCCCCTCGAAAGACCGTCGCGATGAGGATCGTATCGAGCGTTCCCCGGCGGAACTTGTCGCCGTTGGTGGATGTTATCTGAATGTCAATCGGGGAGATGCCGTTCTCGCCGTCCTTCACCAACGTGACAGAACAAACGGCCGTCAACGGTTTCGATCCGAAATCAATTCCAGTAATGGATACCTCTACAATAAATTCATTGTCACCAACAAGCATCGACGTATGAGGCACAAAAATCTGCGAGTCTCCATCTTTGCCGTCTAGGTGAATGTCGTTCAGATACCATATTGTAGTACCTCCAAGCTTATCGATCGCTTCTCCCGCGGCAATAATCGAACACGTCCCTGCGTCATCGTATTTCATGGGATTCTGTGCCGGCGTAAGAGAGAGCATCTCATCCCCCAAACGTTGCATAATGGACCTGATGGATTCAGTAGCATCAACTTGGATTTCAGAGAGCGCCTGTATGCCCTCACAGATAACAGAACACAGCTGGTCACTGAGTGAGTCTCCATGATCAGTCACAGACAAGACACGGGCATACGTAGAGATTCCCACAGTCTGGGAATCCAGCTTGATTATCTGTCCCGGCGTGAGGTTCAGCAATGGGAACGCCTGGAATGAATACTGCATGTTGCCAGTCCGGTTGCGCATCTCAAGTATCTTCAGCAAGTTGTCCGCATGAACTGCCTCATGGATATACTTGGCCTCATGTTCTGCAGGATTCGTCCCTTGTGAAACCTTGGTCCTTTTCTCATCCTCAGTATCGATGTACCAGCACTGGCACTGGAGATAGAATTTTTTGACTAGCGTCTTGCTTGCCGTCGGGGCTATCCAGAAACGGTACTGATACTTTCCGTTCTCGGCCGAGACCTGTTGAAAATGTCCAATGCCCTGGGAAGATGTCCGGCTACCATCAGCAAACTTGATGACTGTTTTCATGGTGGAGAGGTCATACCGTAGGATACGGCGGGAGGCTTTCTCCAGGTCGATGCCAGATAGTGTTTCTGTCTGATACTGAACCTTAGGCCATTGGCCTTCATCAGGATTCAACCATTCATATCCACGGCTCCATGTCTTGTCATCGGCATACCGGGTATCCATGACCTGGTGCTCCGCTACGGTGCAAAGACCCTTACGGACAGGATAGTATGTCACGACAGCTCCAGAACGGGCATCATCATCACGCTTGATTGTGAGCCGATTCTTCATCTCGGAATCAGTGACAGTTACGGACGATGTAAGCACTGCAGCATCAGCAGGGACGGCGGGCGCAAAGTGAAGCTTCCCGGCAGCATCGAACCGGTACTGCAGGCCATACTCATAACAGACTGCAGAAAGGATGTCGTTGACCTTGTCCCCTATCTCTACGGTGATACCATCGGCCGGAATAGCGGTATCAACGCCGGTATCAACAACGATGTCAGCATCAGCAAACACGCTGCCATAGGAGCCGTCCTCCTTCTTCTCCTCACAGAGGGACACCAGCCAATGGACCAGGGAATTATTCCTATTGCTTCCCACGACCTTCAGGGTTGAAGAGTCCAACGTAGACGCCTGCTGGAGCATGTAATAGTCCAGGAAGTACGAGTCATCAAGGATTTCGATGGAGACGGGAGAGACAATCGATTCGACGCTTAGGGATGCCAAAGGGCGTATGGTCCCGATGAAATACGCTTTGCCGTCATCCTCCGTCAGTTTGGCGCGGATATCATTGGTTGCCGTAAGGATTCTTACACCCAGGGCCGATACGCCGACAACAGGAGACAGTTCTATGGATACCGTCTGTGTCTCTGATTTGCCCTTGGCCCCAAAACAGCTTTTCCGGGAGAAGGAGGAGTCTAGGATGGCGTCAGAAAAGTCCTCCCACGCTCCAGAGCCGAACTTCGCATATTCCGAAAAATTGAGATATAGCTTCATGCGATTCTCCATTCAGGCAACGCCCCTGTTTTCTGGGCCTTCCTGATTCCCTCGTATACCTGACGACTGAGATCGTCGCCGTTGAAAGATGTCCCTACCTGTATAGTCAGGTTGATCACGTTGCCTTGATTCCCAATAAACCCCATATCCTTTGCCTTGTTCAGAGGCAGGACCATTTCCTTGTCCCCGCCTTCTCCAAGATAATATGTCGGCCGTGTGATGATTCCTCCGGAGGCCAGTCCGGTATACTGCTGGCTTCCTATTGTAGCGACCTGAGAGGCAACTGTGGCGACACTGAGAGCCGTAAGGATACCCGCATACCAGGGCTGGCTTGCATATTTCGCCCATATCTCAACGACAGACATAGCCCCACCGATCAAGGCTTGAGCAATTGAGTTTGACTTCTCAGCTTCAAACTGTTTACGCTTCAGTTCATCTAACTTTGCCGCCATCTCCTCTTTCTTGGCCGTTGCATCGGCTTCAGCCTGGACCTGTTTGTCGTCCAGAGCTTTGAGGCTTTCCTGGTATTCTTCAGCCGATATCCTTCCCCACCGATACTGGGCATCCAATGCATCCTTGTCGTCATCATATTTTTCTTTGAGTTTGGAGTAATGTTTGTCCCACGCTTCTTCCTGAGCGTCAAGCGAGGCCTGCACCGCGTTTATCTGGTTTTGGTAGAGCTGAGACGTAAGCGAGGAAAATGAATCAAGCATGGAGGCGACAGAGGATACCCAATCGTTCACAAAGCTCTTTCTCAGTTCCGCCCGTTTTTCGGCTGCTTCTTCAGCGGCTTTTTCAGCTGCAGTTACATTGTTGAGCTCCTGGCGTTCCTTCACCAAAGCCTGACGGATCTCTTCTAGCTCCTGGTAGCGCGAAGAATCCTTCGGGACACTTTCCTGTAAGCTCCTGACGTCTCCCAACAAGGAATCCAACTCCCGCAGTTGAGCGGATTTTGAAAGGGCTTTGTTGCTGGAGATAAATGAGTCGACGGCACCGAACGAAGAAATAGAATCCGGGACTTTTTGAAGTTCTTCCTGTTGTTTTTTCAAACCGGCAATGATTTCTTCAATCATCGACTTTTCTTGCGATCCCGCTTCGGCTTGTTCAAGCCAGCTTTCCGCCGTGGTAATATTCGTAGCCAACAGTTGAGCCTGAGCGGTCTTTGAGAGGGATATGTTTTCCTTGATGTAGTCATTGAGAGTCTTGACCGCAGTGATAGTCTGGTCAGGTGTATTCCCAGAAACAGGAATGGGATTATTTGAGTTATGAGCAATTATCGTACTCAGGGCAGTATCAACAGACATAGAAGGAGCAAGGGAAGAATTTATATTATAGGCTCTTCGCCTCGCCTCGTTTTCAGCTGCTCGATATATCTTGAATAGTTTTGCACTGTTGCCCAGGACGGTCAATTGAGCGGCATTGGCTGTTACAGGGTCTATATTGAACTTCTCGAGTTGGCGTTGCCAGGTTTCATAGTCCGCCTTTTTGTTCTTATCCTGTAGGACTGCAATTAAATGGTGATCAGATACACCAGACAGAGGGAACATCTGGTTTTGGTTGTCAAAGTAGCTATCTCTTACAGCATCAAATGCATCCAAGGAATCATTCATGTCGGAAATAACTGTTTTGACTTCCCCGAGCTTATCGAGGAGCCAAGTGAATACAGGCCCAAGGCTATTTACTATAGCTTCACCCAAACCTTCTTTGATGTCAGTCATCAAATTCTGTATTTGAGTAATCTTCCCTACATCCGTTGAGGCGACTTCTCGCGCTATCCCGCCGTATGTTTTTTCGATTTTATCCAGGATGAGTTGCTGGGCTTCAAACATTTTGTTCGTCTTTGCCAGTTCTGTGACTTTCGTTTGTTCGCTTGCAGTGAAATTGATATTTTTTTCTTTCAGTTGGGACAGGCCTTCAATGGGATTTGCCAAGGCCTTAGATAAATCCCGAGCCGCCTGCGTTCCATCTGTTCCCATAGCGGTGGCCATATCAAGGGCAAGTTCTGTCACCTTGGGTAGGGCTTCTTTGCTGATGCGGCCGGAGGCAATGAACACCTGCTGCATACTGAGGACAGTCTGGTCTGTGAATGTTGTGGTACGGGCAAGCCCATCGGCCATAGCGTAAAGTTCTGTAGTACTCAGCCCGATAGCATTACCGGTTGCCCGGAGAGTGGCCTGTAGTTTTGTTTCTACGGTCTGCTGAAGGGAATAGGCGGAAATAAGCTCATTTAATTCTGCTGCAACTTTTTTTACGGCATTGGACGCCAATGTAAAAGCCGCTCCCCATGAGGTGACTGCGGCGGCTTTGGATGTCAGGTTATTTTGTTTGGTAACAATCTTCTCAACCTGGGAAGATATGTTCTTCAGGGCATCTGAGGCTTGTTTGGTCTCGGCTGTTACATTGACTTTTACGTCAGCTTTCTTGGCCATCCTTCCCTCCACAGGAAAGGATGCTGCAATAAAGTACTTTACTTGAAAAGAAAAAGGCAAAGGAAGACAAGAGCCGGAACCCATATGGGAGAAGCATAACAGATAGCAAAAAACCAGATGATTCTTCTTTCAGTTTTCTTATCGACTCCGGTTCCCCAGTTCCACATGGTGTATTACCTCTTACCTGTAGAATAATCCTTCTTTCACGCTCAGTCAAATATTATTACAGCATCATCTTTGGGTGATACAGAGATTCCAAGGGCTCCAGCAGGTCTATAACCTGCACAAGCCGATTCGGATTCTCCGCCCAGTTCTGGTAAGGCATCCCCATTCTCTTGAATTTTTCATAGAACAGGATGGCACTGACTGCCAGCCGGTCTGTGAAATACCCGGGAATATCATCAAGCCTGACAGTCACCCCGCTTTTCAAAGTCGTTGTCCTGTCAGACCGTCCGTACCTGCGCCGATAATCCGCGGTGTACCCCTCACACCACAGGCTATACAGCGCCGTCATACCTTTTTTTCAGCTTCTCCCAGCACCCCGTATCGCATGATCTCACCAGCAACCTCACTGATCAGCGCATAGGTACCAGGAGCTGATACCAAAGTCGCTGCGGTATGAGACGTACCAGTTGCATCTATTTCCAGATGCTCCGTCTTAACCACGAACTCCTGAAAGAGCTTGGTATCAGACGGCTTCTCCTGCATGACCCGTTCCATGTCCTCAGCGGTCGGCACCTTGAATGTCACGGTAAACGGAGTAGTCGCCTTATCGTTCTTCCAGACCTTGGGCGTGTATGTAATCTCGCGTGCAATCGTTATAACCATCATTCACCCTCCGTGAAGGACAGTGGCCCGGTCCCTTGGAAATTCAGGGAGAATGTCATCTTATCGCCATGAGCCGCTCCAATGGCCACACTGGAAGCTATCACCGAACCGGAGAATGTACCTACTTCCCCGACGGCAAACTCGGCCGTCTTGATTGCTACGTTGCCGCCCGCCGTCAGCATCTTGACCGCCCCCTTCTGGGACGGATCTGAAAGGTCCAGTGAACCCGAAGCACTGCCCGACCAATCGGTTACCGTGGGAATGAATTCCTTGTAACTCTTCCCCAGACTGTTAGTCTCTGCTGTTCCACCGTTGATATTCAGGTTGAACGTATCTATGTACGCCATGACTGAAGCATCAAAAGTAAACTTTCCGTCTTTTCCTGCAATAGCACCCATCTTCTTACCCTCCTAGTCCTCAAGTCTGCTGAGAACCGTCTCTTTCTTTTTTTCGTCTTCCGTAGCCTGGACGACCACGGGGACCATTTCCGTATCACACTTGCGACATGGATGCCGCGAAGAAAGAGGCCCCGATTCACGGAACCCACATTTCGGACATTTCCATTCAGTCATGCAAAACCTCCCCTGTCTATATCGATGGACAGCGTACAGGCGGCTACATACACGCCGCTGATAACATCCGTATCAATGTCATAGGAGACAACATCCAGGCAGGAGTCCCCCAGGTGCCAGTCAGCCCTCACGCTTTCCTCCAGGATGTCTAAATATGCATCCCCATGAGCCTGGAGCATGTCCCTGTCATCACAGGTATAGGCAAGCCCGATAACCAGCGTATGGCGCGTTGTGTACGTATCCAGGAAAGCCCTGCCCTTTTCTATCAGCAGGACGGCCGGATACTCACGCAGGCCGGCCAGGATGTCCCGGTAGCCCCGGTCCCATTCCATGATGTCGGTCAGGGTCTCCCCTTCATGAGCATCATTCCACTGTGTCACAAGGTCAGAAAAGGACTGTTTCAGGTATGTCTCAATTTTCCCGTACAGGATGTCAGACTGGCTTTTCACAATCGCGCCTCCACCTTCCGTGCGATCTCGCTCTCCAGGTCCTTGGTCGCCACGAAGGCGTCAAAGCCCGGTTTCAGGAATTCATGCTTCGTGCCCGCCCACCGGGCGATGTAGTTCAGATGGCCTTTTACCCGAACCCCGTAACGGATGTACCAGGAATGATCCTCCCGGGCAAAGTAAGCCTGGACGGAATCATAGGTCTCCCCCGTCAGTTTCCGGATAGCCCGGCCTGTCATGAAGTTTTTCTTGATAAAGCTAGATCCTTCATGGGCCGTGTCACCGATCGCGGTACGGACATAGGAACCAATCTTAATGGCATCTGCATGCAGGGATTCAGTCGCTGAATCTGTTATGGTGGCACCAAGGAAGTCTCCCAAGGATACATGTTTTACTCTCGCCATATCCCTACCTCGCCCTACTACGCCTGTATGCGGCAAGATGTTTCTGGACGGCAAGCGGAGGCAGGTTCTGCTCCAGGTTCTCCGTCCCGCCCTCGGTGACACGGCTTACGACACCAGCCTGGTTGGACTGCATGAGCTTGGACATGTATTGCACAGTCAAGGCGACACACCAGAGCACGTCTCCAGGAATCTCTTCCCAGCCGGCCGCATACTCCACGATAACGACATCACGCCCCTGGGGGACATCCTGATACAGGATAACAACTCCGGCATCTCCATCCACCCTGTATGATTCAGGAGGGAGGGAGATACCGGCCACCGTCACCCTCGAGATGGCAGTGACCGGAGTATGATCCAGCACAACGACGGAGGAACCTCCATCATGATAGTCGGTAAAGGACGACACCTTTAGGTCACGCTCCAGATACCGCTGGCATGCAGCGGTCGCGGATTCGATAAGAGACGCATAGTACTCATCCCTGGATGCAGGAAAAGTAAAGGAATACTTTTCGCGCAAATCTTCTGGAGTCATGACCGGGGTGTCCATATATCTTCACCTCACGCAGATTTGACCTGCAGATACCGGAAGGCATCGTTCAGAGACGGCTTGCCGTCGATACGCTCGGTGGCCAGAATTCCTACCTGACCGCTGGTGGCATACTTTTCCAGCAACGTCTGGATCTCCAAACCCTGACGATCAGCGATATGGTAGTAGGAGAAGTCACCGGCGACGATGACATTCTTACCTGCCGCAACGGTATCCACATCCTTAGAGATGACGACCTGACAACCGTTGATGACGGTCAGGGGCTGATTCGGGTCGAAGATATACTTGTTCCCGTCCTTCATCTGCTTGATGAGATTCGCCGTGCTCAGATTCATCACAAGGATCGAGCTGTTGCCATAGTCGCCCAGGGCGTTGATCAGGTTGAGAATGTCATTGAACGCAAGAGTCGCCCCCGCGGTCTCAACCTTGGCGGCCTCAACAGCGGCAAGGTTGGTCATGACGCCCGTGATATGCGATCCGGTGCTTCCGGTACCGAACAGGATTTCATGATCCTCCTTTTTCGCCATTGCCTTGGCGATCTGGTTCACCAGATACTCCTGGAGGTTCACCGCAACATCAGTGATGGCCTCTCGGGTGATCTTGGTCAACGCCCCCAGCTTGTAGGCAACCAGAGTGACCGGATTGGGCTTGTCGTCAGTCTCGCCGACTTCCTCACCTTCCCCGACATAATCGACCGTCACGCCGTTTCCTTCGACGGTCAGTGTATAGTTGCCGCTGGTAGGATGGACCGTACAGAACCGGCGCAATCCGGAAATACTATCTTTTTTTGCCTGGATCGCCGTCTGGATGGTCGTAGGCACCAAAGCGGTCAAAGAGGTGCCGACACTGACGGCCTCAACAAGTTTCTTGAAAAACTGCTGCTCCTCGGTCAGGGGCTTGGATCCCTCATCAAGCTTCCCGCCACCAGGAACGCCGCCCTTATCCTCCAGCTCTTTCTTCTCCAGCTCGTTGATCTGATCCTCAACCAGCTTGGCCGCTTTTGTGGCCATCTCATAAGCCTTGATGCTCTCATCGGTAGATGCCTCAATCATCTTGTCAAAGGCTTCCTGCTGCTTCGCCTGGAGCGCCGCCAGCTTTTCCTTGAGTTTCTTCAGCATGTTGTTCTCCTCGCCAGGATATGTTCCTGGACTCGCTTGTATATCTCGACCTTCTGCTTCAGGGCATCCGCGGACACTTCCTCGGGAGTCTTGGAAGAAGGCGCTCCCTCTTCCTCCTCGCCTGAATCCTTCTTAGGCTCGGCATACACCTGCCCCGAAGGGGTCATCACAAAATCAAGGTACCGGATTATTTCATATGTGTGTGGATTCACGATGCCATCCGGATCAACATCACCATATCCCACGGAGGACACCCCGATTCCCACTCCCAGCTCATGCAATTGTGACAACCTGGCGTTGAACTCCTTGTCAATCACATAGATTTCGACAATAAGCAGACCATTCTCAATGCGGGGATTCTTACAGACCGCTTTGACCGGTCCATACTCTCCGAACCTGTCGCCATCGTGACCATCGTAAGAGACAAGGGTTTTGTTTTCCGTGACGATTCTTTGTGCAAGCTCTTCACCATAGACGCGCCCGTTCAGGTTCAGGATGCCGATACGCCAGATGGCGGCCTCCCAGGCAGAGATGCTGCCGGTCTGTTCCTTCAATTTTCCCTCATCCAGTCTGGTGAACTGGACAACCCCGCAATAATCCTCAAGCAGCTGTTTCTTCGCCATTGCCTACCTCCCCGGCGCTATCCCGCAGGCACAGTGCCCGTGCCATGGCGGATGCTTCATGTTCTTTTTGATTGTCCGGACGTTCCCCTGCCCGTCATCCATGCTGGCCCCCTTGGCCAATACCGTCCCGTTCACCTCACAGACCTGGCCGTCCAGACGGCTGCAGAACTCACAAGCATCGGGAGCCGCCACCACATGCATGAAACGCACCCCAAGTTGGGAGTACAGGAAAAGATTGAATGCATTCCCGGCCCGGTTCGTCTCATCGGTGGACTCCGTGACAGGTACATTCTCCACCCAGTTCTGGGCCACGTCGGACGCTACAGCCTCAAGTTCATCTTCCTGATGCCCGGTCAGGGCTCGTTCCATTTCCCCAGCCCGGGCATTACCATGCCGACCGGCCATGCCCTGGGCATAGGTGGCAGCGTAAGCGTCCCCCGCATCCGAAGACACTTCATCACCTGTGTTCACTTTCTTCTGCACCACAGGGACCAGACGCTGAAGCATGGCTTGATAGACGGCTGTATATTCCTGGGAGAATGCACCGGCCGTCTTCTCGCAGAATGCGCGGAAATCATCCACTACCTTCTGGACTCCATTTCCTTGATTCGTAGCTATGAGACGTCGAATCTCAGCAATTTCCAATTTAAGCTGCTTACGTATGATCCTCTCGATCTGCGCCCGATATGACGATGTGGCGTTCCTAGTCTCTTCCAGATACGCCAGGTCACGTATACGTTTCTCTCCCAGGAACTGTTTGTTCTGATGCCTAGGGGCTGCTTCCATGCCTAAGGAAGGACTGTAAGGCTGAGCCTTCACAGCATTCGCAAGACTGGTATAATTCATGGGGAACATGAGAACATCGCCGTCTTTCACCGGGTTCAGGTCTTCCAATGACCGAACTTCATTGACGGTCATCCAACCATCGAGAATGGCGTTGTGATAGAATGCGGATCGTGCGGCATGATCACCCCGCATGAGCCCGCCTAAGGAAAACTTCACATACTCATTGGCTCGACATATCTTGTCGTCCAGAGCGTCCTCCCAACTCTTGGTCCGGGGCTGGATCGCATACTGGACAAGCTGTGTACCTTGTTGCTCACTGTTGGCATAGGTCGCCTTGGTCAGGTCACCGGCGAAGAAAGGAGGGACTCCAAACCGCCGACAGACTTCCAGAAGCGTCCAGCTCTGGGCCTCCGTCATCTTGGCAGAATCTTTTTCTTCGAGACGGATCGGCTCGTACTTCATCCCATCCTCGACGATGATGTTCTTATAGGCATTGGCCGCTCCAGCGAATTCATTGCTGAACATGGCCTGCAGCTGTTTCTTCACTTCCTTATCCGTGTTCCTGGGAACTGTCAGAACGCTGCCGATCGTCGTACCCCGCTTGTAATAGTTGGTCTGCAGGCTCTTGGATGATGCGGACATCTCGATATCCTTCCGTGCGTACTCAACCGGGCACAGGACGGAAGAGAATCCAACGGGCGTATTGTGTACGGCCAGCACATTATGAGGATCCAGCAGCTGTGCTGTCGGACTGTACCGGTACATGAGCCGGCCATCTATCCACTGGGGGAGCATGAGCCGGGGTGAGACGGGATACATGGCGATGACGGCGCCGAGGCTGGATTTCTCCAGAATGGCATAGGCGACTCCGAACACCTCATAGTTGAACGCCATGACGAACCGCCACTGGTAACTGGTCATGTATGCACATGGTTTTTTCAAGACAGCTGCACCGGCGCCAGAGCGAACTACGTCATGACTGACACCGGCTTCCGTATAAAGGTGGACCGGTAATGCGGCAAATGTTCGGCAAAGGTTGTTCAGACATGCCCAGAACGCAGAATTCTCCAGCGCACTGTCCGTACCGGTAAAACCGATGTCTGAATAGCCGCCTCCAGAGATATGTGCGGGCAGTCCTGCTGATTCAGTCCGGCTTTTCTTGAATGGCCACATCTGTTCTCCTCCTAGAAAAAGCTGATCATGGTGGACAGGTCGGCTTCCGTCAGGCCCTTGGGCTCCTGCGTCACCGCAGTATCGGTCGCCATGACAGAGGCTATCACGCCATCGATTCTTGATGTTGATTTATGGTGCCGGGGCTTCACCAGCTTCACGTTGCCGTTGGAATCCGTGAACGACTCGGCACAGCTCATCATCCAGCGCATCACAGGATTTCCTCCACTATTGATCTGACCTGTCAGGTACATTCGTTCGAATTGCTGTATGGTCGGGCTCATGCTTTTCATTCCCTGACTAAATTCAATCGTCAGGTCCGTAAACCAAGACGGCATGACCCGAGCCAATTCATTCAGTCTCCATCGGTCGGCGGCAATGAGGCGGATTTCATACTTCTCCCGCATGGCCTCGATGTGACGGCTGATGTATTCATAATCGATGACCGGCCCTGGTGTCGCCGTGACATAGCCGTCCGCCACCCACTGCTCCAAGGGAATGGAACACTGGCGGGCTATTTCGGTCACTTTCTCTTCTGGTATCCAGAAATGGTACAGCTGCCGGTGGACCTGTTCTGTTCCCACGGGGGGAAAGTCCAGGCAGAATGCAGAGAAGTCAGACACGCTGGAAAGGTCCAGGCCACCATAACAGACTGAGCCGTCCGCAATCTCAAACGGATAGCAGCACAGCTCGTTCCACTTGTCCATGTTTGCCCACCTGGTCAAGGAATGAACCCACATGTCCAGGTTCTTGGTCTTGAATATCTGCATGTCGCTGGCGCTGAGTTTGGAATCCTCATAGCGTGCCCTCATCAGATCCTCGTTGACCGACACACCCCAGTTAGGATTGGCCTTCTGCCAGGTCTCGACACTGTCCACCGCATCGTCTGCATCCGGCGCATAGATGCTGATCATGTACCTGTCCGATGCCGTACCTTCCAGTATCTTGATGCACTTCTCATATTCTTGGTGGCAGACTCCCGTCAGATCGGTTCCTGCGGTCGTGATGATGAGCACCAGAGCTTCAGGATCGGATACATTACCCGTCAGAAGACTGTCCAGCATACCGGAATCCCGGGCTTCATGATATTCATCCAGGATAGCCCCATGGGCAAGCTTGCCGTCCTTGGGCGCAGCGGTCAGTGCAAAGATGTTGCTATCTCCCCAGTGGATCCGTTTGTATGTCCGGCTGTTGAACGATTCCACCCCTTGGTGTTTCGCAAGCTTCAGAGATTCTTCGGCTCGAGAAAAACATTCACCGGCCTGCTCCAGGCTGTTGGCGGCCACACAGCAGTATGCAGCAGGTACGCCGTCACCGAACGCGAGGTAATCAAGGACAGCTCCGGCCAAGGTGCTCTTGCCATTCTTACGGCCTATTTGCCAGTAGGCCTGCAGAAACCGTCGATAACGGGAGTATTTGTCAACCCACCCGAAGAGGGTCATGATGTCGAACACCTGCCAAGGTTCCAGCTTGAGAGGCTTGCCTCTTTTCTCCCCTAAAGGAAACTTGAGATTAGCAGCCATCCACAGAAGAGGCTTCACCGCCCTTTCATAATCGAAGGCCCATCGCCATGTCTTCTTCAGGTCCTCCGCCTGTCTCTGGACTTTCAGTCTCTCAAGACGGCCACAGACACGCCGGCCGGTGAGGACCGCATCCATATACGCCTGGTACTGCGCATCAAAAAGCCGTGAGAGTTTACGCTGCGTCTGTGGGGTCAGGACCCGTCCGTTCATACACCGAACTCCGATTCAATGTCCGTATCCCCGGCCGGCTTCTTCTTGGCCATACTGGCCAGCTTCATGATCTTTCGATCCTTGGGAGTCGCCCCGTACTTGCCCATGATGCGCAGATACGCCGTGATGGCATCCTGCTGGTCCTTGCTGGTCTGGGCTGTCCGGAATCTTTCCCACTGCGTGCAGGCCATGGCAATGACCGGCTTGTCCAATTCCGTGGCAAGTTTCATGTCGATCAGGGAACGCATCGTCTCACGCCAGTGGGCTCTTCCTATTTCTTCTAGGTAATCCGGAGGAGTAGGAACTTTTGTCAGCAATAATTCTTTTGTCCGCGCCATTCTTCACCCTCAAAAATTTTTCTTATATATCACGCAAGCCTGACCGCGCGCTGGTTCTTGATGTATCGGGAGTTTTGACCCCTCCCCCCGGGGTCGCACCGGGCAGCTTTCCGTTTGCCAGGGCTTCCTTGTCCTGGAAGTATTGGCGAATGACCTGACGGTCCTGTGCAGCTTTCTTCTGGTTGCAGGAGAAGCACAAGGGTTGATAATGAGTTGGGTCCAGGTCAAAGGATCCATACATGTCCATCATGACCTCGGCAGGTACATCCTTATGGTCCACGCATTGGGCTGGACGCCCACAAATGGCGCAAACGGGATTATTTGAAAGATACTCGGATGCGAATTTGTGCCAGGATGCATCATAGCCCCTCTGGGAGGCGGAAGGCCTGAGATCGGGGGAACGTTTTGCCGGATGTACGGGGTGGTTCAGATAGGAATAGGAACGCCGGGCATTGCATTCGTCGCAATACCCGTTGACGTTTGAATGGATGTTCGGGCATCCGTATGTCTTGCAGCGTTTCTTGAAGAGTCCCATGAGTATGGGATAGCAGAATTCTATCTATCAGTGTTGAAAATCGGAACCATCACACGGATAATCAAACGTAGTCCTTCCGTCCTTCAGCGTGGCACCGGTCTCAATCAAATCCAGAAGCTTCTTTCGAGAAATACCGAATACGTCGGCGCACTGTCGAAGAGATTTGAATGTGGTGGGTTCATGGATCCCGTCGTAGGCGATGACAGGTTGTTCATCCTGTTTCCCTGCTTTCCATCCAAAAGGCTCGACATCCTCCGGAGACAGTTCCAGCCACTTGCCCTTGCCATCCTTCACGATGATCAGAGTCCCGAAGAGCTTCATCCCTGCCAGAGTACGATTGTACAGTCGATCCTTTTTCTCCGCCTCTGAATCATAGAGAACCATGAGGCGGTGTGGCAGTTTCAGTTGGGAAATGTCTCCTCCGATGATATGCTTGAACGTGTCCAGAGAATTTCGCACCTCTTTGAATGTCAATTCTTTCCCGGGACCGACGATGCCGATTCTCATGATGTATGTCCCCATAGCAACCCCCTGTCAGTTGATTTTCATCGAATGCTGATCCAGATACTCCTGCACGTCTTTCACACTCCGGACGACCACATACTCAACACCGTAGTTCTGGCATCGATACTGGAAATGTTTCTGCCGCTCCGACTGCACTCCGTCAGGAGTCTTCACCTCGACGTATCCGATCCCCCAAGGCCACCAGACCACCAGGTCGGCAACGCCGGGCTTCAGCCCCATGGTGATAAGTTGCCCAGTTCTGACGGCCGCGCCGCTGCCCCCGCCGGCTCCCTCGTTCGGCACGGAATGACAATAGACACTCCGGCTCTGGAGGTACTTCACAATCTCTGACTGAATCTGCGCTTCGGATTTATTCTTCATGGTGTTCTCCTAAAATACCCAAAAATAAAACTGTCCCCAACTATCAATTTCTCTCTCTACAAAACTGCCTGCATCATGGAGGGGACAATTTGGGGTATATACTACGTATATATCCCCCAAGACTGTCCCCATATCCTAATGCTTTTGCCGAGGGGACAAAATTTTTTTGTCCCCCCTTTTGTCCCCACTGTCCCCTTGTCATTTTTCAACCTTCTTTTCGAGTTTCAATGCACTAGTCAGCGCATCATCAGTGATGATGAAACCGGCTTGAAATGGTTTGATTATTTGGGAACGTAACAGCCGTCCGATAAGCCTTGGTTCATTACCATCAAGCATTTTTTTTGCAGATTCGGAACTCGCACCTTGGCTGATAATGAACTGCTTCCACCCCGATCTCGTGATATATGGCCGACCTTCTAAATCAAGCTCTCCACAGTCCCGATATGCGGCCTTGAGTTGCGCGATGTCATCGGCGGTTTTCTTATTCAGTTTCTCCGTACCGGGGCTTCCAGATCCTCGGACGATCACAGCGGATTTTACCGGCTCGCCATCTTCATCAAACCATCCAGTGATTTCCGTAGACTGGAGCTCCACGTACAACGGGGTGACAGGCTCGGAGTCCTTGACCTTCTTCTGGACAAGCTTGATAGAGCCTCCCTGTTCCCTCTCCACGGAGATTTCTACATCGAGGGCACCTTTCCATGCCGAGGAGCCTCTTGCCCGGTCTTTCGCATCGCTGGCAAGCCCGGTGTGATGGATGATCAGCACTGTACACTGGAACCGCTCCATGAGGAATGTACAGCTGTCCAGGAACCTCTTGGTATCCTGCGCGCTGTTTTCGTCTCCGGACAAAAACCTGTTCAAGGTATCCACGGCGATCACTTTCGGTTGCACCCCGGAGGATTCAATGGCGTCGACCGCCAATCGTAGACCTTCCGGCTTGTCCAGGTCGGCAGGTCCTTTCGACAAGACAAAATTCCCGACCGAATCCACCTGATGGACCTGAGCCCACGCTGCAAGCCTTGCCCGAAGTCCTATATGGCCTTCTCCGCAGAGATATACCACGTCACCTCGTTTCACCTTGTTCCCGAACCAATCGGCTTGTCCTGTCGTAATGGATAGCAGCCAGTCCAGTGCGATGAACGTCTTGCCGCTTCCTGATTGGCCGTGGACCATGACCAAGGCTTCCTCCTGAAGCCAGTGTTTGATCATCCATGATATGGGGGCCGGCTGGGTCAGTACGGAATCACCCCGTACCAGCCAACGTCGACTGGGAGGCTCCAGAAGAGACAGCAGGTCATATCCGGCGCATGCGTAGTCGTTCGCATCCATGCCGACGACAGGAGGAAGGATGACTTCGGCTCCGATGGCTTCGGCGGCGGCTCTCGCCTTGCGTTCGCCGATATGCGACGCCGCGGGATTGTCCGGACGTTCCGGATCGTTGTCTGCCACGATGACGATATGCGCGTCAGGTTGCGCCATACGTATCTGACGGGCCACAGGCTCGATGTTCCCGGCGTTGTAGGCGATCAGTACCGCATGCCCGGTAGCTTCGAACACGGAGGCTCCAGTGGCGTATCCTTCGACGATATAGACCGGCTCTCCCGACACGAAATCACCGAGGATCGTGAAACAACCTTTGTTCACTCCTCCGAACAAGAATTTCTTGTCGCCGTCTTCAGCTATGAACTCCAGCGTCGACAACGTCCCATCCGATGTGTACAGCGGGGCTACCAGCTTTCCATCCTTCGTCTGTCTGAGCTCATGCGGTCCGATTCGTTTCTTGATGAGATATGGATGATCAGGAACGGCCGGTAACGATTCTTCCCAGATGCGCTGCGCTTTCGCAGCGGCTTTTTTGGCTTGTAGCAGACGTTCTTCCTCTCGGACCTTTCGGGCTTCCTCCAGCCTTTCCTGGACTGCGTTTTCTTCCGCCGGCGATAGCTTCCGACCGATATCCGCACGCCAGGTATAGTTCTCACCGGTACGCCAGTCTCCGTAAGAGCCCGCCGGGATACCGTCAGGATACGCAACGTACCAGCCGGCGTCATCATCCTTCCTGCCACTGGTTGGAAAACGGTGGAGAAGACCGTCCACACATAGCCCTCCTGGAACAGTATATCCGTCCTTGGACATCGCAAGTCGCAATTGCTCCGCAGGCTCCACCGTTGAGAGGATTCGGGGAGGAACAAACTTCGAAGTTTTCCGTTGATCATGTAATATTTCCGACAGATTCCCCATTTCCTTTCCCCTTAGAACGGTATGCCGTCTTCACTGCTCCAGTCTTTGCAAGCATCCAAGTTTTCCGCGAATTCACGGGGCGGTACTGCATTGAACTTGGTACATACTCCATCTTTGTCATAATGTTCACAGGTATGGCAGCACTTCGGGATACCCGTCATAATCCGCCAAAGTCTCACGATTTCCGGTTCCGGATGTCTCATTTCTCACCTCTCGCAATCTGGCTGTTCTGTGACCGGCATATCCAGTTCCTTTGCAATGAGGATTTCCAGCCGAGCACCCCGGCTGTCTCTCCAGCCATGAAGCGCATAGACTTCATCTGCGATCAGTAGCGCGGCGATGTCACGACGCATGTAGTCTATCCACGAAGAATCTGCCGGATGATATATGGCGTGCGGGTTGATGACGCAATAGCCCTGCTTACGAAGAAGGGCTTCAGCCGCTTCGAATGACTCGACATTGCCATCGGGCATACCCGAAATAGGTCCTGAAATATAGACAGTCTTTTTCATGTTCGCACCTTTATTCCCTGGACCGGCCAGAAGCGGTCCATGACTTGAAAGAACTTCCCGTCCTTTTTGTATTCGATTGCATAGGGGGCCTCCGCCGCGGTCAACGCGTCACACAAGGCCTCCGTCGTCGGTTGCATCAGGGATACATGGCAATGGTCCGCTATGCGTTTGAGACGCGCCATGGCTCTCTGTGAGACTCCGCCTGTATGGAAAATGCAGAAGTATTCCCTGATGATCGGGTCCGACAGCTTGCCGTAGTAGGTGCACATCAGCATCTCTTTTTCACTCTTGGCCCCTACATGCACCGACCATTTCCATTGCGTGAGGGTCATCATCTTACCCTCTATTCCCATGATATCATCATTCCGGAGCCGGTATGTTTCCTTCTCTTTCTTCGGCCATTCATAACCGCAGGCCGGGCATGTCATCACCGACGCATGAACGATCTCATCGCACTCGGGACAGAGTTTGCTGGGAGCCACCCCGCCCTTTCCTTTCTTTCCGGGGATGTTCACGTCAGTTATCGGACCATGCTGCTCGATCACCCCGGCGAAGTCCAGGACAAGGCAGTCTCCGCCGTGGCTCTTCAGCCTCATGCCCCGGCCTACCATCTGCAGATACAGACCCGGGCTCATGGTGGGTCGCATCATGACGATGAGGTCTATGTCCGGATAATCGAAGCCCGTAGTCAGGACATTGGCGTTCGTCAGCGCCTTGATACGGCCGGCTTTGAAATCTTCGATGATCCTGTCTCGTTCAGCTTGCGGGGTGTCTCCCGTGACACACTCGGCTACCACGTCTTCTTCCAGGAGAATATCCCGGACATGTCTGGCATGTTCGACACCGGTGCAGAAAAACAACCATGCCTTACGGTCACCGGCCCGGGATATCACTTCCTTGACAACCGCCTCACTCGTCTCCTGGACGTCCACGGCCTTCTGCAGCTCATGCTCGATGAATTCCCCACCCCGTTTGCCCACGCCCTCTGTAGACAGTTTTGCCTTAGTCACCTTGGACCGTAGCAGCGCGAGATAGCCTTCTGCCTGCAGTTCCTTGATAGAAGTCGACTCGATGAGCGGAGAGGAGAATAAAGCGGGTTTGTCGGTGATCAGTCCATGGCCAAGTCGAAAGGGAGTCGCCGTGAGCCCGATGACACGGAGCTTCGGGTTCCTTTCTTTCAATGCATCCAGGAATACTCGGTAGCTTCCCTGATCCTTGTGTGATATGAGATGGCATTCGTCGACGATGACCAGATCCATGAAACCCACTTCGTCGGCTTTCCTCCAGATGCTCTGGATCCCTGCGAACGTGATGGCGTATTCGAGTTCTTTCTTACCTAGCCCGGCGCTGTAGATTCCCATCGGGGCAAACGGCCAGATGTTCACCAGAGCCCTGGCATCCTGTTCTATAAGCTCCCTGACATGCGTCAGGATGAGAATGCGGGTCTGTGGCCAGGACGTGAGGGCTTCTTCACAGAACTTTGCCAGTATGACACTTTTCCCGGAGCCTGTGGGCAGGACTATGCACGGGTTCCCGGAGTGAGCCGGGAACCATGCATAGAGATCATCGATCGCCTTGCGCTGGTAGGGACGGAGATTCATTTCTGACATAGGGTCATTCCGTCAGCTTCTTCTGGTCGCCGATCAACTGTCTAGGAACTCTGCCTTCCGTCTCGTCATTGGCATTGAGTTTCGTCGCTGCAAGTATCGCATTAGCGACGCCTACGACCTGACTGGCCAGTCCAGTCATTGCTTTAGCCCTGGAAATCTCCTGGTTCAATTCCTCTTGACTTAGTTCATCATCGTTCAACCGCTCAAGTTGCATGAACAGATGGTCGTTCAAATCCAGCAGTGTGTTCTTAGTTCCCATTTTCTTTTTTCTCCTTCTTTGTCGTCATGGCTTTTAATTTCGATATCGCTACGCCAGTCTTCGTGAGGTCGGGATCATCAAATCTAAAACCCGATTTGTTCAATATTCCGTTTTCCTCCTTCGAAATCAGAGCGAGGTTGTCCAAGGCACAGTTCTGAGGATTTTCGTCCAGAAACGTAATGAACATTCCGGAAGGAATCTTGCCGTGGGCTTCCTCCCACACAAGGCGTTGTTTTTGTCTGCACTTATTAGGCTCCGCGACCTTGACCCAGACATAGCCGTCTTTGTGAACGACTTCTGAACCTACCGGTCGTGAATTATGTGGCCTGTGGCCTTTCTTGAAACATGTTCTTCTGCAGGACTTCTGGCTTTCCGGTTCCATGAAGTCATCCCAGCTCTTACCTTTATTGGCCGGAGAGGAACCTTTCTCGAACCTTCCTGTAAGCCCGCTGTTGAGATGATGATTCTTGTAATATGACAGGATTTGACGCTCGGTAATCGCTAAACGAAATTTTTTGTTGATGGCGGAAGCCATCGCCTTATGAGATATGCCCTTATGATTGTCTCTGATGAACTCACATACATCAGGAATGAAAGGAGGGCGGAGGATGGGGCTGGTCGCCTGTTCTATGGTCAATCCCCTTTTTAATCTTGCCCGCACCGTTTCAGTCTTAAGTCCGGCGGATTCGGCAAGGAGGGTGATTCGAGATTTCTTACGCATTCGATTTTCCTTCTTGCTTCTTTTTCCTATATTCTTCTCGATACTCAGTACATGAGTGATATTCGACATGCGTTATTCCTTCATTGAACTTCATGCACAGCCCATAGTCCTTCGCTTGATTCACAATGATGCAGTACTGGCAATCTTTGCAGTACCCGATTTTCAATTCCATGAGATCACCATCCCGTTGAAGTATTTGCAGACCAGCCCGACGACGTCATCGAAGGGGCCGCCATCCAGTAGCGTTTTGGACGGATAGCCTTTTTCGCCGTTTTTCACCGGACGGCCATCGATCAGATAGACGGCGTTCCACCGGTCGGACGCATCCTGATCGATCGGCCAAGGCACGAGGTCAGGATGCAACACATGAGATTGGCACCCCTCATATTGATATGGCACAGGGATGTTGTCCTGCCATTTCTCACAATAGAACGTACCGTCCTTCCGGGGTGTGGCATGGGCGCAAGTGCGGCAATTGACTTCCATGGTCTTCTTTGTGTTGTAGCAGAAGTCGAACGCCTGGCATCCCATACAAGTGAGGCATGAAGAGTCCGTAGAGCATGGAGGAGGAAGACGATTCTCCAAAGACAGCCGTTTACCTCTCAGGATAAGCTTGTCAGCGTGGTCAGGATCGAGTCGGACACGCTCGGTGTACATCCGGTCGTCATCCTTGCATACGGCCACATACAGAGCCCGTTGGTAGCCTGTGGCACGCATATAGCATTGCATCTGGGCGTAGTGCATCGGCTTGGAAATCCGGACACCCTCTTTCTCCAGCTTGTTGAAGGAATTCGAGGAATGTGTCTTGATCTCCAACACATGTATTGTCTTGGGAGCTTCGATGACACCCGAATAGATCACCCCGTCCATGTTGCCTTCGACGAATCCTCCGGCATAGACGGTACGCTGATGGTCCCCTGTCTCCCTGACATCCATACCGATCTCCCTCAGGTCGGAAACCACTACGGCTTCTTCATTCTGCCCCCGCCGGAAGAGGCGTAGCATACGGCCGTTGAAATGCTGGGTGACCGCCCAACGGAACTGGAGCCACAGCCACCGGTCGCATTCATGTCCGATGGATGAAATTCCGAAATATGGCCGAGGCTTGTTCAGCTTCGCCAATTCTTCATGGTGCCTATCTATGCGGGAGACAATAGTATCCCGGGGTTCAGGTAATTTGCTCATTCTGTCTCCTAAAAGGTACCTGGAGGAATCGAACCTCCAGATCACGCACCAACGTACCTATTCTTCGTCCGCGAAAAGTTCCTGCTGAGATCGCTTGCCGTCGACGAAGAGCTCTGCTTCTTCCAATGCTTTCTCAACCAAAGCCATCTCCGCCTTGGTCAGGATGTCCGGATAGTTGGATGGATCATCTCCTTCCGATACATAGTCGGCATCCCGCATCTTGCCCGTGTGCATCTTGTGATGGACGTTCTTGGCCGTGTAGATCCCCATAATCTTGTACCAGGCTCCTCCCTTGTCCTCCTTGGATTCCAACCCGTTCACTTTCAGGAGAGCCGTCTTGTCCTCCATCTCCAACCGATTGGCGAAGATACTTTTCAATGAGTTCAAGGCTCCCGTAAAGTCAGTGGACGGTTCGTCCTGGTTGATATTGACCTTGAAATCTCCGGCATCCGTGGAGAAATCAACCTCGGTCCCTCGTTCGGTCATTAGAATTCTCTTGATATCCACATCGTTCTCCTTCTAAAAAGCCCCAGCGGAACTGGGGCCATAAAAATGCTACCTCCAGGGAGCTTTCCCAGGCGATCCTGCTGCGGTCTGTGGCCTTGGAGCCGGTGGCGTGGTCTGCCGAGGGGATGCCGGGGTGGATTGCGGGCGTCCGGAAAATACAGACGGACGTGCGGAACAAAACGCTGCAGGCGGCTGTACGGTCCCAGTCTGCGGGATGGTTCCGCTTGCGGCCCTAAACTCCTTAATGTTGTTCCGCTGTTCATATCCTTCCTGGGGCTTCTCCAGTCCTACCTTGATCTCAACAGTCGCGTTCAGCAGTTCGTCGGAATCCTCGATGGCCGGCAGACTGGCGGCGGCCAACAATGACCGCAGCGTCCCCAGGCCGATCTCCTCAGCCTTTTGGGAATTGTTCCGGATGTTGATCTTCTCGAAGATGATCCGCCCGACGTACTCCGGACCTACCACCGTGAACTGCAGGTCGATGTAAGTACCGGTTCCGTCCTTCGTCGCCTTGACATCACTGGATGTGATGGTGGCCAGATACCAGCCGATAGGGATGGGATCGAATGAAGTCGCCTCAGGGAGTGATTCCCGATCGTACCTCTGTCCTAAAGTTGCCATGTCAGTTTTCCTCCACATGCATGATTTTCGTGATAATGGTTCCAAGGTCTGGAGCTTCATAGGAGTCCAGCCTTCCCGATCTATCTTTAGCGGACCATAGTCCGTCAGGTGAACATTGCAACGCCCGGATCGTCTGTCCGTCTTCGTTCTTCTCCACACGCAGCGCGAATACTTCATCGAAGAAATATGGAATCGCCGGCCCGGTCTTCTGTCCGGGCATCGCCGGCCCATAGAAGATACGGCTCTGATCATCCTTGTTCTTGTCCAGCTTCGCAGAGACGTAGACATGTCTGTTCGGCAAGTCGCGGAACGCCCTGATCAGGTCGGCCATCTGGTCCTGCATGGCGCCGTAGGCCTGCCGAGGATCCTTGTTCCTCTTCTTCTCCGCAGACAGAACTACCTCTCCTATCTCGCTGATACTGTCCAGACAGACCGTATCGAACTGCATGCCGTTTTCGGAGGAAAGTAGATACATGTACGCCTCTTCCAGAGTCTGCATGTCGGTGATCTCGATGTACGGGATGTCCATATCGGACAACGAAAGCAGCCCCGCTTCGGCGGACAGGACCACGGGGGTCAACCCCGCTTGAACCAATGTCTTGATCAACGTCGTCTTCCCTGATCCGGCGTCACCGTAGACAAGGATTTTCACCCCGTTCGATGCGGCCTGCCTTGTGTTCTTGAGTTCTATCGCCATCTTCATTTCTCCTTGTATTTGACGAATACCTGATTCCAGTTGGTGCCTGACGGGTCCTGGGAGAAGCAGGGGCTTCCCCATACCACGAATCCGTCGTCCAACATCTGCTGCGCCTTTCCCGTGGCGTTTTTCGGCAATTCCTGCGCCACTACGTAGGCGATCATGTCCTGCTTCGGCGGAGTCCTGCTGATCTTTTTACTAGCCATCTTTTTTCTCCTTCAAGGATGGGGTCGTCGGGAATCGGACCCGAAATCAGGCAAGTGGCATAACCTGATCCATGCCATCGCGACCCCAGGGAACCGATCCCGCCGGAGTGTATCGACGTGCGGGCGAGCTCCCTAGAAACTTGAGCATATGACGCGCTCATCCGGCCGGTTTTCCGTCACCGGCAAGGACTATCCTAGTCCCGGCCTTGTCCCCTCGGCCCCAGCCCGTTCTCATCACGCTTCTTTGCCGAAGAGAACGAATCGATGACCATGTACAGGATGACGATCCCGACAAGGCCGAATGTGACCGCAAGAATGCCGTACACGATTGCCCAACTCATTTTTCCCTCCAATTTTTGGTTAGCAGAAAAGCAGAAAAGATTGAGAAAGAGGGGAGGAATGGCTATAGTGGTCAGTGTCTTCCCCAAAACGGGAACAGACGAAGAGAGGTACCATGTTAACCAAACTTTTGAAGTCCCCCAATCTGACACCCGGATTACAAGAACGGGAGTAAAGCGACAAATGGGGACGATGCCGGTCGAATCCAAACGAAAGACCAGTTGATGTACGGTGGACTCCATTGGGAGAAAACCTATGCGCAATGAGCCGAAAGCTCGTCATCTGGCGCTTTCTCTTCGACACCATGCAATGGCTTGTAAACATTGCACAGGCCGAAGTCCGTGAGGATACGGTAGGGACTGTGGGTCGCTGGCTTGACATGAAGCCGTCATGAACACAGTCCCGCCGACCATTCTTCATCGCCTCCCCTCCTTCTCAATTTTTTCTGTGAGCGCTTCTGATACAAAATCCTGCAAGGTTTTGTCATTTATATTCGCCAGGTACTGAGCTTCTGCATGGAGCCTTAGCGGTACCCAAAAGCACAACCGTTTCCTTTTTGCTGTATCCTTGTCCGTATCCATGACGCCGTCTCTCCTTAAAAATCCTTGTCCGTCCGTAGGTGTACGCAAATACGGAAAGCAAGACGGACAAGGAAATGCTCCGCCCTTTTCCCAGTCTCGCCGTGGACTTACGGCTCAATGAAGGTCAGATGCGACCTCGCCGGTATGGAGCGTCCGGGAATCGAACCCGGATAGATGGATAGCTTGATGTTGAACGCCACTCGCTCCGTTGCGCCGGTCGACTCACCGGCGGGAGTTACGCATGAATCTCGTGTTTTCAAAAATCAACCGGATATCTCCGGGCACTCTTTAAACAAGCTCAGATCATCAATCTTGCTCTTCGGGAACTTCCATCGTCCTCCTATTCGCCTGGCAACGATTTCACCTTTGACGGCCTTTCGTGTGATTGTCGAAGGGTCAAAGCCCGTTATCCGGGAAACCTCAGCTGTGGATACCCACCGCTCACCTTTTCTGAAGTCTATGTCTTCATCAGAGGTCAGGAGGCTCTCCAGTTCCTTGACTTCCACATCCAGCATTGCTTGGAAAGATCGGATACGGCGGAGTCGGCTCTGGACTTCTGCAGAACGTGGGTCGTTCATTCTGGTAACTCCGTAAAAGTAATTGATCCGGTGAAATTCCCTTGCCGGTCGTAACTTTTGAAATAGTTAGGAAGGTCGTCGTCTTCTTGTACGAGACGAGCGGCGACGATCATGCCATTGCCGGTATGTATCGAGGACAGCTGGCCTTCGGTATCGAATGCGAACGACAGGTCAGGCGACACGAAAACAAAATTCCGAAACTTGCCGAAATATTGCTCCGTGACCTGAATATGATTTTCTCGAAGATGCTTGATCAGCTCCTCCGCCGTCTTGATCACCTTATTGCTCATTGGAAACCTCCTGGAGGACAGACTGAGAAAAAGAGACTATCGCGGTTTTGTAGAAATTTGGTTTCCGTAATCCCAACTGTTTTGAAGCACGAATCACTAGTGATTTTTCCTCTAAAGAAAAATCAACAATTGACACTCTACGTTCCAAACATTTGTTTGTTTCATTTTGATTCATGGCTCAATTATACAAACATATGTATGTTAGTCAAGCTTTTTTGTACTTTTTTATTTACATTTGTTTGTATAGGTCTTACTCTACAGACATGAAAACAGATGCGACCCGTTTTTGGGCAAGATTTAATGAATTGGTATCAGTTAAATATTCAACGTTAGGGGATTTCTGCAGTACAGCAAAAATCAACTATGATACATTGATTACGCAACGAAATCGAAAAGCTATTCCAAAGATTGAACAATTACTCGATATGGCAAGGGCCTTAAATATCACTGTAGACTACCTTGTCACCGGCAAGGAACCGACCGACACTCTCACATCTTCTGCCAATGCCGATCCATCCCTCAGGGAGCTGCTGTATCGTGTTCTGGCATGCAATGATACGCAACGCGCCACCCTCGCCACCATGATGGACTCATGGGGCATCATGGCTCCTGAGAGCTGTATTAGCAAAGAGTTTGCATAGTTTATGATTTTACATGTAGACAACGTGTAAAATGAGACCGTTTTTTGTATATGTCAAGTAAAACTTCATGTTGATTCCAGCCCGTTTTGGGTGTACAGTCGTTAATAACATCTTGCTTTACCCACCTGGATATAATTACACGGAGCTCGAAAAAAGGAGAGGCACATGGGCTTTGTAGCAGCAATTATTCTAGGGATAATTTGTGGTTTGATCACTCGATCAATGAATATAAAAAAAGGATATGATGGAGGCTTCTGGTGGGGCTTTTTCCTTTCCATCATCGGAATTATTGTGGTGGCGGTTCGCCCATTCAATAAGAATAGTCATCAGGATGCTATGCCTTCTTAGCATTCATCGTTATCACGAAAGAAATCAATATATGACCCCAGAGTAACAGGAAGGCAAGCCGACGAACCTACCCCCTTGCCCCGAAACCGGAGCTTGGGGAGAGGGAATAAACAATATAAACTTTTTGTTCAAAACTATTACTTTTTGCTTTTCATTGAAATAAGATTCTTGTATACTATCGTTAGGTTAACTCGTGAAGGAATAAAGCTGGGTTCCCGAATGGGAGTAGCGGTGTACTGAGCTAGGGTACACATGTTAGAATCCTTTGCTCCTGGGGTTAACTTTTTTTTGAGTTCCCAGTAGCTCTAAGTTCCTGCATCTTTGCAGATATCTCTTCTTTCTTAATGCCATTCTCAGTCAATATACTAATAATAAATTCTTTTGCACTTTCTGAATAACGATAGAGTTTCGTTTTCTCTCCAGCTTTATTTTCATAGCAGTAAGTTCTATCCGTTTTTAGTTGATACACACGATTAAAATCATTCAAATTGCCTTGGGTGAAACCTACTCCGTATTGTTTCATTTTGTTATTTAATTCATTGATTAGGGAAGTGGTAGAATAAGGATGAGTTTGGGAAGGATCCTGAACCTTCGTTATTATCAATGCACTATTTGGAGAATCCTTATCAACTGCAATAAACTCAGATGCTTCATCTTTTTTCTTTGTCACATATAGGTTATGGTTAATTTGAATTGCAAACTTTTCGTTTGGAGAAGAATTAACTTCCGACGCAAACTCAGATTGCAGAGTTCTAAACTTTTCAATGATCCTTTCTCCGTATTTTGCATCTATCATTTGTTCATCAACAACTGAACAACTACATGACAGATGAATGGAAGGAGCAGAAACATGATCTTCAAGAATGATATTGTGGAATTCCTTCATCTTTCGAATCAAATTATTTAAATTAGCTTGAAGTAAACCAATGTATACAATTTCATACTCTGGAATGATAAAATGGGTACAGGTATTTCTTAACTTAATTACTTGATTGAGGTTTCTTCGTACTGGATCGTGTTCATTCGTAAAAAGTTTATTCATTGCATTTTCAAGAGAAATCGTTCTGGATGGTTGATCTTTGAAGTATATGTCTTTCTCACTGAAATCGTTAATGATTTTTGCTTTTAGCATCAATTCCCAAGCATTGCAAATAAAGAAGACGAATCCTTCAATCCTATATTTAATAGTCGGTTTGTTATATATCTCAATTGCAACTATGGCGGCTTCAACGGCCTTGCTTACCATTAACTCATAGAGCTTTTTTTCATCGTCAGTCAT